TTAGTTCTGGTGTGGATATGTTATGGTTTGCAGTTTGTTTAGGGATAGTTATACAGACTGCCTACTTAACACCACCCGTTGCGTTAACATCATATTATATAAAACAGGTCGTTCCAGAATGGGACTTGGGTATGATATTTAAAGGTATGATGCCTTTCATGTTGATACAAGTACTTGCTGTAATAATTCTTTTTATGGTTCCTACTATAGCAACGTGGTTACCAACGTACCTAAATAATTAGGAAGTGATTTGAATAAGGAGTAATCATGAAATATATTTATATGGCTGCAGTTGCCATCCTATTAACCTTTTCCCCAGCATCTGCGGGCACAAAAATCTTAATCGCAAGTTCTTATCCTGCTGTTAGTACTTTCAATGAACAAGCAAAGTTCATTGCAGATAAAGTTAAAGTTCTGACTGATGGTAAAGTTCTGATGGAGATTAAACCTGCTGGTGCTTTAGTCCCAGCCTTTCAAGTTCTTGATGCAACAGCATCTGGTGCTGTGGGAGGTGCATGGACACAGAGTTATTATTGGGTGGGTAAGGATAAAACTCTTGGACTATTTAACTCTCCTTTAGGAGGCCCATATGGAATGGATGGTATCGATTTCTTAGGGTGGATGTTTCACGGTGGTGGACTAGAGATGTATCGTACATTCTATCAAGAAGTGTTGAAACTGGATGTAGTCCCTTTCCCTGTTATGCCTACTCAGAATCAACCTTTGGGGTGGTTCCATCGTCCAATTAAAAACCTTGCAGACCTTAAAAACTTTAAATGCAGACAGACAGGTATTAATGTAGAACTATATGCACGTATGGGTATGCAGACTATTGGTATGCCTGGTGGAGAGATTCTTGCTGCTGGACAGAAAGGTGTAATCAACTGTGCAGAATTTGTTGGTGGATTAGAAGATGAAAGACTAGGGTTTCCAACTATCTGGAAATATTACTATCTAAATAGTTTACATGAACATAGCAATACTGGTGACCTTCTTATTAATGGTGGTATCTGGAGGAGTCTATCTGACTCTCAACGTGCCGCAGTGCGTTCTGCTGCATATGAGTCCTATTTGTGGTGGCTCACTTGGATACAATCCGAAAACGCAAGAGCGTTATCAAGAATGGTTGAAAAGCATGGGGTGCGAATCATGAAGACACCACCTGATATTCTTGTTGCAGAATTGAAAACCATAGATATTATGTTTAAAGAAGAATCCAAAAAGAACAAATGGTTTCGGAAGGTTCTTGCGAGTCAAAAGAAATGGGCAAGTAAAGTTGTTCCTTATAAGAACAAAGCATTTACACCTTATAATTATGCCGCAGATTATTACTGGGGAAAATAGCTGTACTATATACAACCAATCTCGTTTGAAGAGATATATGAGGTGTGGAAGTCGGACTTATGGAAAGGTAGAGAAGATATTCCTCCCCTTAGTACATGGACTTTGGAAGGGAATAAAGTAATAAAACAGTTGGATATTAAAAGATATCGAAAAACTTCTGTTTTTATCGCAATTAAATATGTTAGTTATTATGGAGAATCATATGAAGAAATAGTGGGTGTTAACTCAGGATCTCAATGTGGACTTAAAATGTATAGGTCTAGGGGGTTATGGGTACATCCTAAACATAGAGGATTAGGTCTATCAACTTGGTTATTAAATGAGACTATAGATTATGGAAGAAAAAGAGGATGTGAAATTATATGGTCATATCCAAAATTGAGTGCTTTATACGCATATACTGGGGTAAATTTCGTCAAACAGAGTTACTTTGACGGTGATAATTGCGTAGTAACTAGACCTCTTCTTTTATAAATATAATAAAAGGGTAGGAAATTATGGCAATACCAACAACAAAAGCAACATTTAAGACCTATTGTCTACGTGCATTGGGTTATGGGGTGATTGACATTAATGTGTCAGATGACCAAACAGATGACCGTATTGATGAAGCACTTCAGTATTTTTCACAGTATCATTATGACGGTATAGAAAGAATGTATCTCAAACACCTAGTGACCGCTGCAGAAGTTACTAGAGGACAGGCTAATACAACCACTACAGGAACAGATATAGTAGATGATACTATTACCGCAGATTGGTCTGAGGGTAATAATTATATACCATTACCTAGTTCAGTAGTTTCTGTAGTACAGGTATTTCCTTTAACTGGAACTGGAACTGGTGCAAATATGTTTGATGCTAGATATCAGTTGCATTTAAACGATTTGTATGATTTGTCTTCCACCTCTGTTGTTCACTACCAGATGATGATGAATAATATAGATTTTCTAGAACACATTCTTGTTGGTGAACAACCTATTCGTTTTAAAGAACATACAAATCGTCTTTATATTGACGCTGATTGGTCTAATGATTTTATTGCTGGTGAAGATTATATTGTTGTTGAATGTTTTCGTAAACTAGACCCCACGGTATATACAGACATTTATGATGACATCCATCTAAAAAGATATGCGACAGCTTTAATTAAAAGACAATGGGGGGCAAACCTATCTAAGTTTCAAGGTGTTGCAACATTAGGTGGAGTTACTATGAATGGTGATACTCTCTTTACACAAGCTCAGGAAGAAATTAGAGAAATAGAAACAACGATATTAAGTAATGAACCCCCAATAATGTTTGGTATAGGATAAATTATGGCTGTAAATTCATTTTTTCATACTAGTAATGCCCATGCAATTGCAACCGAACAATCGCTTTACTCTAACTTAGTCACAGAGGCAATTCAGATTTATGGACATGATGTATATTACCTAGACAGAACTTTGACTAATGAGGATACCCTCTGGGGTGAGGATAATCTCGCACAGTTTACTACACAAAATAAGATAGAGATGTATGTACAAGATGGTGATGGTGGGTTTGCTGGTGAACGAGAAATGATGACCCAATTTGGTTTACAAAATCTAAGTGAGATTACCTTTGTAGTAAGTAAGACAAGATTTCAAGATTTAACTAAACAGGTTACAATAGAAAGTGGCACTGATACTTTAAGTGGTTCTATATCATTAGAGTCAGGAACTTTAGACAGTACCGTTGTAGATATTAGTGGTTCGTTTGAAGGAGGTTACTTAGTTTCAGAAGCAACTTCTACAGATTCTGATAGACCCTTAGAAGGAGATTTGGTATATCATCCTGTTATGGATAAGATATTCCAAATAAACTTTGTAGACCATGATTCACCTTTCTATCAATTAGACAATAATCCAGTATATAAATTAAGTTGTAGACTATTCGATTATAGTTCTGAGGTTATTGATACAGACATTGTAGCGATAGATGCGATAGAAACAGAACATACAATGGATGCTCTTGGTTATCAGATGACCTTAGAACAAACTACTTTTGTTAATGAGAATATACGATTAGAAATCGGTATAAGTAGTAATGGAGATCAGGGACTCCTATTAGAAGAGACTAGTGGAGATAACCTCATTGGTGAGAACGATACAAGTAGTGTTGGTGAAAGTATGTTATTAGAGAACCCAGCAGATAGTGGTGACGATGCCTACTTACTCAATGAAGATTATGTAGTGGGTGATATGTCGCAAGATAAGACTACACAAAATGAACTGTTTGATTCCCTTGATGATGACGTATTAGACTTCTCCGAAAGAAATCCTTTCGGTGATGCTGGAGGAACATAATAATGTTAGGACAACAATTCTACCATGAAACAATGCGAAAAGTAGTTGTTGCATTTGGATCTATATTCAACAATATACACTTGGTTCGTAAGGATGGTACTGGAGCTATAGTTCAGACTATGAAAGTTCCACTTGCATACGGGCCTAAGGAAAAGTTTCTAATCCGATTGCGAGAAGATGCAGACCTTACTAAACAGGTTGCAGTTACACTTCCACGTATAGGATTTGAAATTAAGAATCTAGAATACGATGCAACTCGTAAACTTAATCGTGTACAGAAATTCAAAAAAGTTAAGGGTGCTAAGGCAGACCAACTAGACACACAGTATATGCCTGTTCCCTATAATCTAGGATTTGAACTTTATGTAATGGCGAAACAATCTGAAGACGCACTACAAATTGTGGAACAAGTTTTGCCTTACTTTCAACCCGACTATACAGTGACTATTAATGATATGTCAGATATGGGAATTAAAAGAGATATTCCTCTAATTCTTAATAGTGTATCTTATGAGGATAGTTATGAGGGAGAGTTCGCAGCTAGACGAGCTATAATCTATACATTAGTTTTTACTGCTAAGTTTTATCTCTACGGCCCAGTTAGTTCTAGTCGTGTTATTAAAACCGTACAAGCAGACCAGTTTACAGATTTACCTGATAAGTCTCCAAGGAGAGAACAGAGGTTAGTAGTTACACCGAATCCTCTTTCTGCCGATGCTGATGATGATTTTGGATTTAATGAATCAAGCTCTTTCTTTGAAGATGCACAAGTATTTAATCCAGAAACAGGTGAGGATGAGAAGTAAAGGTGCCAGAAGAATTTAGTAATGGCGAGTTAAAACAACTTGATCTTTTAGAACGAATAGCAAAGCGTTCATTAAAAAATAAGGTTATAACTCAACGTGACCATTGGGAAAAAGGTAACAATGATAAGTTATCAGATAATGAATTAATATATAAAGCGAAGTATCGTAATAAAATTAATATAGATTTATCTGCAAGATGTCCTTTAGAATGTTTAAGATGTAGAAGACAGGATTATGCAATGGCTGGTATGAAACCGCCTGGTCACGACATGTCCCTTGAAGATTTTGATAAGATACTTATGCATTTTACTAATATTCTTTTTTGTGGACAAATTTCAGACCCAACGGCTCATCCAAAATTTCATGATATTTTACGTAGGTGCAATGAAGAAAATGCTTATGTGTGTGTTGCAACCGCAGCTTCACATAGGTCAGAGAAATGGTATAGAGAAGCTTTTGAACTTAACAAAAATGCGGTCTGGAGATTTGGTATAGATGGATTTCCAGAAGAAAGTATGTTGTATAGAATTAATCAGGACGGTGAAAAACTTTGGAGAATGGCATTAATCGCCAAGGATATGGGATTACAGGTTGAACAGCAATGTATAGTTTTTAGTTATAATGAAGGCCATATAGATGAGGTTCAGAAACATGCAACGGATTCTGGAATTAGATTTATAAAATTATACTCTTCTAGATGGAGAGGTGGAGATGAAGACAGTCTTAGACCAAAAAAGAGAGAAAATTTTGTCAGTAGTAAACCATTTACTCCCAATGAAGTTAATAAAAGAGAAAAAGATGTAGGGGATAAGAAACTTTGGAATGAAGAACAGTGGTTGCAGAGGAGTTCATTATGCCAGTGAAAAGAAAATTAGAACCTAAATGTTTATCAGGTAAAGGTTATGGGTATTCAGCTAGAGGGTATTTAATTCCTTGTTGTTGGTTAGACCCCTATCAGACTGTAGATAAACAAGAACCAGAAGATTATATGGGTGTTGAAAAAATGTTCTTTCAAGACCACTTAAAACTAAGTAATGTAGATATGATTGACGATATACTTACTTCTAAGGAGTGGACAGAGTTTTATGAAGGTTTGATAAAAGAACCAGATAAGGCACCAAGGGTATGTAAAAAATTCTGTGGAACCAAAAAGAGTACTAAATTAAAAGAAGAGTTTGGAGAACTATATAATCCACATTCTACAAGTATGAATGAAATTTCAGAAGTTCTTCATAATAATGCTACTGACATGTCATATAGAAAAAGATATGGAGTGGAGTAATGGATACTAAAACTATAGATAGTGCCTTGGGTGTTATTGGAAAAGAATTAGAGATTACAAAGACTCCTGTAACGGAACTCGTTATCGCAGATAAAGAACAAGATATAGAGAAGGATTACGAATATCAAAGAGAAAATTTCTACAAATTGGTTGAACGGGGTTCCATCGCTATTGACGGGATACTTGAACTCGCCAAAGAAGGAGAACATCCAAGAGCCTATGAAGTTGCCGGGCAACTCATCAAAAATGTTGCAGAGGTTACTGAAAAACTTGGAGACTTGCAAGAGAAAATGAGAAGGTTACAGGACGTACCTAACTCTGCTCCGAAGAATGTAACTAATGCATTGTTCGTAGGTTCTACAGCAGAGTTGCAGAAATTGATGAAGGGAAAGGAATGAAACAGCCAGTTACTCTCACTGAAGTGGCAAGGAAATACTTAAAATCAGTTTCCAATGGAGACTATGTAACTTTAGGTGTAAAGGGCGGTGGCTGTTCAGGATTTCAATATGTTTGGGATTTCAAGAAGAATTGGCCTGATGTCAAATGGTCAGAACCGATAGATGATGTGTTGGTACTAGATAGTTTAGCTGAGGTATATGTCTTAGGTAGTACTATAGATTATATAACAGAACTTGGGGGTTCATTTCTAACAGTAAAAAATCCAACATCTACGAGTAGTTGTGGATGTGGTGAAAGTTTTGGGGTATAATGTAAATGTCTGAATCAGTTTATCTGGGAAATCCTAATCTCAAAAAAGCAAATGTTCAACAGAATTGGACAAAGAAAGAGGTCGAGGAATATTCAAAATGTATGAAAGACCCAGTATATTTTATACAAGAATATATTAAGATTATTAATATAGATGAGGGTCTTGTTCCTTTTAAGTTATATGATTTTCAGAAGGAGATGGTAGGTACATTCCACAATAATCGGTTTACTATATGTAAACTACCAAGACAGTCTGGGAAGTCTACTACTATCTTGGCGTACCTTCTGCACTACGTTTTGTTTAATCCTACAGTTAATGTCGCTATACTTGCTAATAAGGCCGCAGTTGCAAGAGATTTGTTAGGAAGACTACAACTTGCATATGAACATTTACCAAAATGGTTACAACAGGGAGTAATGTCATGGAACAAAGGGAGTTTAGAACTTGAAAATGGTTCTAAGATTCTTGCATCTTCTACTTCTGCTAGTGCGGTGCGTGGCGGTTCTTATAATATTATTTTCCTTGATGAGTTTGCTTACGTTCCTGCTAATGTAGCCGAACAGTTTTTCAGTTCTGTCTATCCTACGATATCTTCTGGTAAAACCTCAAAAGTCATGATAGTATCAACACCTCATGGTATGAATATGTTTTATAAACTGTGGACAGATGCAGTACATGAACGTAATGAATATAACCCTATCGAAGTTCATTGGAGCGAAGTGCCTGGTCGTGATGAGGAATGGAAAGCACAAACGATTAAAAATACTTCAGAATCTCAATTTAATACGGAGTTTGAATGTGAGTTTCTTGGTTCCATCGATACTCTTATATCTGCAAGGAAGTTAAGAACCTTGAGCTTTATTGACCCAATAAAGACAAATGCTGGACTAGACATATATAAAAACCCAGACCCAGAACGCACTTATTTTATTACTTGTGATGTTTCTAGGGGAACATCAAACGATTACTCTGCATTTATTGTGTTTGATATTTCTGAAATGCCATACACTATAGCTGCAAAATATAGAGATAATGAAATTAAACCTCTAGTATATCCACAGAAGATATATGATCTTGCACGAGCATATAATCAAGCATTTGTTTTAATTGAGATAAATGATATAGGGGAAGGTGTTGCAAATACTATGCAGTTTGATTTGGAATATGATAACCTATGCATGACAAGTATGAGAGGTAGGTCAGGACAAGTTCTTGGTGGTGGATTCTCTGGTGGTTCTTCACAGTTGGGTGTAAGAACTACTAAGGCAACAAAGAAGGTTGGTTGTTCTAATTTAAAACAGATGGTAGAAGACAATAAACTAATCGTAGAGGACTATGATTTGGTTAATGAATTGTCCACCTATATAGTCAAAGGACAATCATGGGAAGCAGACGATGGGTGTACTGATGACTTAGTTTCATGTGGTTTTCTTTTTGCATGGGCCGCAGACCAGACATACTTTAAAGAGTTGACTGACCTTGATGTCCGTATGCAAATGATTAAAGAAAACCAATATGCAATGGAACAGGATATGGCTCCCTTTGGTTTTGTTGTGACAGGGTTAGAAGATGAGAATATAGGACAGATGGTTGATGAGTATGGAACTAAATGGAGTCCTGTAGTAAGGGATTATAAAAACGATTGGTAGGAGATTAAAAATGGCGATTAATGGGACTATAAAAGTCACTAGACAGAATACCAGTACCAACTGGCATGTTCTGACATCTGAGGTCTCTGGTTATATTAAAACTAATTTTAGAGATAATAATAAAAGAGACATTTCTTCAGATGTCACATCCGCTGATGGTTTGGTCAGAACTATTACTTATACATTTGTTAACCAAGCTGCAAAGAATGAATGGGTAGAAGATACAACAGTACAATCAATGTTAAATGCGAGGGACACTTATAACGTAGCAAATAACATTGACTTAGAGAGAACAGAAACAGAATCATAATGAATGAATATCGGTTGGTTTTCTATGGTCGGCCATTTATTAAATATATGAGAGAAAAAAGTTATTCTCATTTTGGAGTATCTAAAGACAATATCAAAGAAAGTTGGACAGGCCCGAATGCCTATTATAACTTCAATAAATCTCATAACCTTTTTTTCAAAGGACATCCCGAAATAAAACATTTATGGCAGGATTGGAGAAATGAGCGAGTTACCTTACATGAAATGGGATTTGATGGTGGTGTACTCCTAAACAGAGATACTGAACAACAATATACATTTAATAGTTCTGTTAAATCTCTGAACATGCCGTGGTTAGAATACAAACATTACCCCGAAGTAGAAAATTTAGATATAACAGATGTTTTGATAGCATCTGCTGAAATTCTTGCATCAACAGGAAAGACTATAGATTTCTTTTGGTCTGGTGGTATAGATTCTACTGCAGCTCTTATTGCGTTAAATGAGGTATGTCCCGAACAACTTCATGTTATTATTGGACATAGTACGGAATATCAGGACTATTACGATAAAGTAGTTAAACACTTAGACCATACAATCAACACAACACACGATGTATTTAAAGAAGCATCACCAGATAAACATATACTATGTCCCTGTGGTACAGCAGATGAAGTGTTTGGTTCTAACGGTAATGGAAAATCTGCAAACATATATGTAACTTCACCCCAACAAATCTATGAAACTTGGGAAGCGAAAAGAAAACAGAAGTGGTGTGTAGGAAGTCTGAGGTATATTTACGAATGGGAGGGAGATAAAATGGATATGAATAATCATTTGCCGATTTATGTCCAACCTCCTATGGAGAAATGGGCGGTCAATCAACATAGAAAAGGATGGCGTGAAGCATGTGGAACTATATTTGGGAATATGGATGAAAACAACCCAGATACTTACATTTGCGTTAATGATATGAAACACGAACATTATTTAACTTACAAAATGCCTTTACGTGACCATATATACAAATTCACTAATGATAAAGAATATGCATATGGTCATGGTAAAGTGATAAGTCTTCTGAGAGGACAACACCTTGTAAATAGAGTTGTAGATAAATCTTCATACAGAATTTGGGGTATACTGGATGATGGTTCTATACTAACCAAAGACAATATAGAACAATACGATTGGAGGGGGTTTCTACATCATTATAAAGAGGAATGGAACTAGAAATAAAGGCCACCCAATATATACAGATTCTAACGATACCCTCATAGGATTTGCACCACTTAACTTTGCAGCTGCAAAAGAACATATTGCAACGGGTGGAGTTATTAAAGATAAACACCCATAATATAATACAAAAAGATGTGCGTATATTTCAGTAAATCCTGATTCTACTAATGCAGGGGCTGCGACAACACTAACAATAAGATAGGTAGATACTGTTGGCATACCCATACCAAGGACTATACAGAGGGCTGCAGTGAGTATAAGTAATAAAAAGGTGTTTCCCCCCGATAATTCTATAATATAAGTTGAAATATGGAAAGATAGTCCAGTTTGATCCATTATTCCTATAATTAAACCTATAGCTGCGCCTAAAATTATTAGTCCTGACATTATATTACCTGTGTCAAGTACCAATTGGCCAAGGGGGGGATACCGAAGTCGTTTTTTTAAAAACCCTATAGAGTGTTTTTTTTCTTCCTTGGGTACTGTTAAAAGTAATATAGAATAGAATAAGAATGAAGGTATTATCGCAACCTTAACAACATCCCAATATGATATAGATAGAGTTTCTGCCATAAGAAATGCAGCTGCACCCATAATTGGAGGCATGAGTTGTCCTCCAGTAGATGCGACTGCTTCATATGCCGCTGCCTTAACTCTAGAATAACCGCATTTTATCATGAGAGGGATTGTAAGTTGTCCTGTACTCATAACATTAGATACCGCTGCACCAGATACACTACCGAACACGGCAGAGGACATGATTGCAACTCTGGCAGGGGATTTTATGTGTCTGGTAATATAATACATTAATTTATCAATCAGTCCAATATGCACCATTAATTGTCCAAATATAACAAACATAAACACTATACCACATATTATATACATTGCGATACCTAACATAGCAGTATTATCAATTAC